GGGTAATAGTTGGTGTGGCCCAAGTCATGCGTAAACCAGTATTCTCTCGAACTGTTAAGACTAATGCCTGTTATATTTATCCCATTACCCCATCTTTTATTTATACCATAGGTTACATCATTTCCATTTCTTGTGGTAGAAATTTCAAAACATCCCAGGACCCCAGGCATGCACCAGATATCATCAGACGATGACAGCTTCCATAAGCATCCTCCAGCAGCGGCTATTGCATAATTAGCTCTTCCGCCTTTTGTCTGATCAAATTGAGTACTTCCAAACGCATTAATCTTAACAGCTATATTTTCATCGCTACCTGACGCCTGAAACATAGAAGCCGTTTCAAATCCGGCAATGCCAGGCAGACCATTGCCAAGTACCGCTTTTCTTGTCGCAGTATAAGTTTCACCCATTGATGTTCGTGTCTTTTGTGTTTCAATGCAAATAAACGCATCGCTGTTATCATAATTAGATAATCCATATCTGTCGATTTCAAAACCGCCTATGCTGCCGGACGTAGCTGTCACATTATTAAGCGTTGCGTTATTAAGCGATACGTCATTAAGTACCGCATCATTCGCTGTGATGTTATTCATCGTTATATCCCCTGCTTCATTTACAAGGAATGTATCGTTAGCTATGATGTTGCCGTTGAACCTAATCTGATCTGCGGATATCACTGCGTTCGAAATCAATCTTCCTGCATCATCTTCCGTGATGAATGTACTGATTTCAGCCCTCTTTACGTATCCGTCAGCTTCGGCTTGTTCAGTAAACAACTGAGTGAAACCTGATTCAGTAACAAGACCGGATGTGCTGATATTGCTGACATGACCTTCTGCGTCAAAGGTTATCTTTTTAGATAACAGTACATTGAAATCATCGGTTGTTACCAATCCGCTCGTATTAATGTTTGTGATATTACCGGAATTATCAAAATGGATTCCTTCTACAAGAGCGGCAATAGAATCCTTAGTCACCTGTATAACAGACGTATTTTTATCTGCCGTTTCCTGTGCATCTCTTGCAATTCCCAGAGCGTTTAGTGCGTCCTGAGCAGCATCATACGCATCGCTGATACCTTGATTGGCTAGTCTTTTTGCCGCTTCGATGCCTTCCTCCGAATCCGTTACGGCTGCGAGTATCCGGTCACCTAAATTCTCAAGATAGGCAGTGGTAGCCGTTGAGCTAGGTTGCCAGTGTTTTATAGAGAAGGTTGTTCCTTTTGCCTTGGCAGTGATGCAGACGAGAGAGTCATTCTTATAAGAGATGCCTTCGCCGGAATAGGTCGCATTCGCCCACATATCGCCGATATCATAAACATCGGAATCCTTTGGCTGGGATACAAATACTCGTCGTTTCCCGTCAGCGGTATCCTGAGCCTTGGATGCGTCTTCCAGTGCTTTCAGCGTCAGATGGTCCGTTATATCATTCCAGCTCCATGAACTGCCATCCTTTTCGAATCTGTATCCATGTCCCGTCAGACGGTTATAGAACATGTCCTGCTCATGCATGGTTTTAAGTTCGTCAGTAGTCCAATCGGATGCCGGCAGGTTCTCCAGCGTGGGATCGTAGTCAAAGAACCACAGAGTGTATTCCTTATCCGTTTGCTCCCTGACAAGATCCATATCCGTTTGAAGGTCATTAATAGTATCGTCTATATCTTTCCCTGTGGCCTGATTAATGAACTTAGCGGATATCTCACTCAGTACAGTATTCAGGTCGATAAGTGGTTCCGGCATTGTATAGGAGTTGATACCTTTATATATACGAATGTAGGGACCGCCGACTGTTACACTGTCCCAGACGATTGCGCCTTGACGTACCGGATCTGTTTCGTTACCAAGCTGGACGATATTATCACCCACAGAAGGCACATCACTACCGGATGCGCAATTCGTTTTGGAGAGTTCTATATAATCATCACCACATCCGCTCACATAACGCCAATAAAATGTTGTTCCGGTCTTCAGTGCAAAAGTCTCACTGATAGCAAAATCACCGACTTCAAAGGTATTTCTGACAATCCGTCCTTCGGCATCGGTCGTTTTGAAATAGCATCTGTAAACGTCTCCCCTGTCCTCAACCTTGTTACAGATGATTCCACCATTAGTGTTGTACTGTTTCCCTCCTATATAGGTAGACTGCTGCACTTGTATCTCGTTGATGCTTAACTTTTTTCGTATGTCAACGAAGTCTATATCAAGATGATAATTACCTTGTTCATCTTTATAAATACCGAATCCTGTACTGCCGGTGGAGAAATTATTAGAAATGATGTCACCGACAAGCTTTATCTGTTCGAGCGTGGATGTCCCCTTCGCATTGATACCTTCAAGGAAGGTCATCAGCTTCTCAATCGTTTCAGCTATGTCTTTTCGTACATACCGATCATCATTGTCGTTGTTGCTGCCGATAATGGCAAGCTTGAAATGTTTCTTACCGTCAGTTTCAGGGATGCTGTCATCCTTTACGAGTTTATAGATCATTCCATTCTCAATGACGGAAACTACTTGTCCGGCATAAGGAACATAAGCCTCCGTGTCTGTATTACGGGCATAAACACGGGCTTCCTCCAAGGTTTCCCATACATCTGTCGAATCAATCGAATAAGCATTGACACGCTTATATCTGCCAGCGAAACTATCCCCTTTTATATTAAGTGCCATAATCAGTTCGTTTTAAAAGTGAAATTATCCGTCTCGGTGCTTGTCGTAGCCGTACTGAATACATACATTGTATATTCCAAAGGAGCACTTCCGTTAATACCTTCAACATTGATCTTTCGCGGAGAAGCTGCGGAATCCAAATCCATGAAGTTATATTGGTATCTCTCCAGTGAAACATCCTTGATGGTACCGTTTGGAATACAGATAACGAAAGTCTTATAATTGTTTATCGTAAATTTGTATGCACCTGCCCCCTTATACAGCCCGCTGCCGGAAAGTGCCCGTACCTCCGCCGAACTCGCAGGAATTGAATTACAAACTCCGGCGAACCACTTACGCCTCACATTTACACTGATCGTATTGTTTATAATCTTTCTTGATATATTCCCGTCTTCACTGGCACTATATATAACTGTTGCCTTATATGTCTCACTTTGAGTATATACACCTTCCAACTGCCTTACAGCCGTTTGTACACCGCCTATTTCTTCAGAGAAATTCAACTTATTATTAGATGCATCGTCATAAAATGCCGCCTCCATAGGACCTTGACCATTCCTAATAGCAGTATATGTTATAAATCCTTTTTGACTACCGAATTCGACGTCATTTGCTGTTGAGATTTTACTCTTCAATTCTCCTGTTGATTTTTGCGATACCATTTTAATGAAAGCATCCTCTATTGTAGTTCCAGATAAAATGATATCACCTGCCTTATAATAACCGATTTTATCGATCGTAACCATCACATCTTTTGAGAACTTTGTTACAGTATCCACCCCATCATACTTCTTCCCTATCTGCTCTGTTACATAGTCATTAATAGCTCCGATAGTTGTCGTATACCACTTCTCTGAATAAGGTTCCTGGATTGGGAATAATGCCCCCTCGGACAAAAGCAGACGAGGGAATTCAACAAGTCGAGGGGGCACTGTAAAAGAACCGACTTCAGGCACTACAATTTCAAGTGCTTCCGATGGAAGGTCAGTTCTAGGAAGATTCAAGAATGGTTTGGCATCAGCGTATTTATAAGTAAAAGTATAGTTGCTGGGCAACTCCTTATCTGTATAAGACACATTACTTTCTACCACTATGATAGAACGAAAATATGAGTTGATATAAAGATACTTTTTCAAGGAAGGGAAAAAGTCCAATAACCAACGGCGTTCTTTCATGTTCAGATATCCTGTATCTTTTTGAAACTTTCGAATAGTATCGACACGATATTCAAGGGAAACATCTTCAATTTCAGCTATATTATGTGTATGCTCTCCCGTAAAATCCGAAGAGCCATAAGCCCGAAACGTATCGATACCTCCTAATGAGTTCTCAAAAAGCACCCATTGTTCGGTTTCCGACTTCATATCCGAAGCATAGTATCGCTGTACATAAGTCAAACGCTCTCCATTCAAGTTTTCAATCCATACGTCATAATAAGCAGGCAGTCTATGCTCCAGCCTTTCTGCTACTGAAGCATATTGTAATGGAATAGTATATGCTTTTCCTGTTTGTAATTCAGCAAGATCAATATCATTTTGAGAAATGACATTGCCCGACTGATCAGTAAAATAAGCATGAAGCTTTGCTTTACAGTTTAATGTTGCATAGTAAGTAAGAAATTCCGGAGAATAATAAGTAACCGGTTTTATGCTTGGCTGCCAAGTCAGAAAATTCTGCGTAAGAAAGTTCGTTGCTGAATCTGCAAGCATATCAACACCGGTACGAATAGCTTGGAATGTCACTTGCGTGCCTGATATTATAGCCTTAAAAGTAGACACCAAAGAAGGTTGTTCATATATCACCGATGAGTTTTTGAACAAGAAAGACAAACGTGCATGGACAATATCCTTTATATTGATGATAACAATACCATCTACACCTGGAGAATAACTCCGGGATACAACTTCTTCCCCACCCTGTTGGAGTACGAACGAAATTGTATCCGTAGTACCGATACGAAACTCCTTAATATTTCCGCTTAATGATAAAGCATCAGGTTTCTGTAAAATGGTCATAGCTCTTTTTTATGACGAAATTAACGGAAGCATGTAGCAAACTAAAGGACAGAAAACATATCAATAAGGAGACTTTATCGGAGTAAGATTAGCCACAACGCGATAATAATTTCTTTTTCCTTGTCTGTCATCCCAACAAGCTGCGTATGATCGCTCATAATATACCCCTCCTGCAGCAACCTGCTCCTTGGTTGGAAATGGAGGGTAAATAGCAGGAAGAGTATTGCCGCTTCTAGCAGCTGATATTTCGAACTTAATTAGTTCTGCATTATATTCAGCTTCTGAGATATCATATACGTTTCTATTTAATCTCCAGCAAACAGCATCATCCCTAAGTGGAAATCGTTTTTCCTCTGCAATGGCTGAGTGTACCGGTTCGTACAAACGGGTCGTATAAAAACTGGATTCAGTCGGTTCATTATCTCCCCCGATACAATATTTAAGCTTATCGATAAAAAGTTCCTGACCGTTAATGATCACTTTTCGATGTGAAGGAATAGTCATCTTTTGATGATCAGACAATAAGATATCACCTTTAACCTCATGCATTGAATTTCTCAGCAAGTCATCCAAAGAGCGATAAAACTTCTCATAGATTCCGTCGGGACCATTGTATAGCAATGAATAATCAGCAAACTTCTCTTCACTATTCTTGTAATTTGTATTTGTCCCGATATTATATCCATCAGTTCCTTTATAGATTAGACTTAGCATTGGGGCCTGCTCTTTATTTGATGCCGTTTCATCAGGTTCGGCATCTTCACTTTCTTCGGAGGATGACGAGTTAATTACTAAGGTGGAATTTAACGAACGGCCTTCTCCAATATAGGGAACATAAACCAGTGAACGTTTATCTCTTAGGGCGGAAGGACGGTCCGAACTTGGAAATGTTTCAAAGACCAAAGAGAACATGGCATCAGGACAAGTAATTTTCTTCTCCTTCAATGAATTATCTCCATCTAAATAAGGAATATTGGCAGAGCATATACATTGTTTTACAGTAGAATCATCTGTAAATCCTATGCGGTAATATTCTCCTGTAAGTGGATATAAGCAGGCATTAGGATATTTAGCTTTCAGATCTGAAGTGGAATCATAAGTATCTCCCTCATCTGAAATAACGCTTTCGGAGGAAAGATTTACTTTTTGATATTCCGGCACATTAAACTCAAGTCCGGAAGTTAAGCAATCGGTCAGATCCGTCTCAGCTTTCATTCTAGATACATCATTAAAAAGCTCTATTGCCACAGTCCTCGTCACTTCGTCCGGAATAAATTCACATAAAAATTTCTTTCTAAATACATTCAGGATAGTATTGCATTTGCAATCCGGGACCAAGTGCGAAAGCAATATAGTGCCATTTACAAGAGAGTCGATGGTATTGTTGACAAACACCATCGACTTAAATGGTTCGGTCACATCGAAGAAGTTCTCCAGCAAAGTATAACCGAAGAAAGAAAATATTCTCCTCAAAAGGTAAGGTGCACGAATAAACGGACTCATATAATACCCCGGATCCAATTTGATTTTAACATCATCCACCTCCTCGACACGTGGAAACACATTATAAAAGTCAAGAGTCCCTGTTTTAGTCCCTTTGATATAGCCTTCACTATCCATAAATTCAAGTCGGTTTATATAGCGCCGTGCATTATCAAAATCGACAAATACCGGGAATATTGAAAACTGAGGATGTTCGTTCGTTAATAGTGATCGGCAAAAATCAATCCCTTGCTGTACCGTCTTTACTCCCGGAATTGTTTCATCTACAAAAACGTCCCGTAACGATGCTTTAGATATCTGAGACAGGAATGACCCCTCGTTCAGATAAAATGATGTAGAAATTGTACTCTTACGCTTAACAGTCAAGATAGCCTGTCTGCATGCCGAGAAATATTCACCCGATGAGATGGTAGCCTGAATATCAGATGGCAGCTTCCGCATCCCTGTTATGTCCGGATAGCCCAACGCTTTCTGATTCCAGTCCGAATCAGGGATATCAACCGGCAATGTCTGTTCTCCCCATTCATTGAAAAACAAGTTAGGACGTTCAACTTCAAGTTGTGTGCCGGGAGTAAGCTGGTAAGCTATTCCCGTTTTAGCATTCGTGATTTTCATACTTTATCCTTTTGATCCGATTAAACGACTGCGATCACGGAGTGTCTGTTTCTTTTCAAAATCACTTAGAGCAACAGACGCATTAACTCCCTTCTCATCAAGATTAATAATAGCTTGAGCAAACTTTTCCATGAGCTGCGGTGGCAATGCCGCACCACTTCCGTCATTTTTAGGACCGGGCAATGGATCCGGTTGAGAAATACTTCCTCCAGAAGCAAAACCTGCCATTCTTGAACGAATGACCTGATTTAGATCTAAAGTTCGAATGGTCCCGGCTTGCTGCGACTTATCAATCATATCAAGAATAGGGGCTACAGTCGGATTATCTACGGCGGCATTACTGGCCACCCATTCCTTTGACTGCCCAGCCGGTCCTTCTCCCACGATTACTGTCGGCTTGTCTATGAATCCACGCGCATCTGGATCATAGTCAGCATCGGCAAACAGTTTTCCATCCTGAGCACGACGTACATCAATCTTACCGCCATCTTCACGTCCTGTTGCAACCCGTTGCCCGGAACCTTTCGATGAACCGCTCCCACCGGAGAGAGTCATATTCTTAACCTTTTGTCGTTCAGCATTAGCCGAAGCAATCTGAGCAATACCCGTGACTCCCATGAGGGCAGCAGCTACAGCTCCGGCAATCGGACCAAGATCGGCGAAAGCCTTCATTATAGATACGGCAGTATCAGCGATGATTTGTGAAGTTTTGATAGCGAAGTTTACATCTGCATATTTCTTCTGAATATCCAGTTTCTTTTGAGCCTTCTCCTTCTCCAGGCGTTCAACCTCTTCCGTATTGCCCTGTGCCGCTTCAATCTCCGCATCATATTGAGCATCTACGTTATCCATTTCAGCTTGTTGCAATGCCTGAACAGCACCGGCAAACAAATCTGAATAATAGTCAAACTGCTTTTTAAATGAATCACGTTTCAGATTTTGAACAGCCTGTTCATGTTCCTCATGAGTAAGAGTCTCATTGTCCAGATATTCTTGCAGTTGCTGAAGCTGCATATCATACTGTTGCTTTTGATTTAAAAGCCCATACTGATTCCGAATCTGATTAATACGGTTCTCACTATCCTGAACTAACTGTTCTTTTGCTTTCAGGTAAGCAGCATCAAGTTCCTTGGTATCAACATTCTCTTTTTCAGCAAGTGCCTTCCGTGCCTGATAAGTCGCATCCAGCACTTTCATTTGTGCCTGCAAATCTTCTCCGACTGTAGTGAGTTTAAACTGACTCTTAAAATCCTTAGTCAGATCATTCATTTTAGTCTGAATAGCCGCACGTGCATTCGCCGCTTCCTGATCAGCACTAAGTACAGCATCATTTGCCTTTTTCACGGCATCGGCTTTCAACTTGCCATTCTTCAGTTCAAGATCATTAATGTCATTCAGATATCGTTCTTCAATAGCCAGCCGAGTCTCCGCACTGGCTGTATTCAAAGAAAGTATCATCATATCATACTGTTCCTGAGTGATACGTTTATTCGCTAATTCACCGGTCAAGAAGATTTGTTGAGACTTGGTTACCTCCTGTTCTCTACTTAAATCTTCCTGACGCAGTTTCTCAACAGCAGCGACCTTCTGTTTCTCCATTGAGACTTCCGTATCGATCAACTTGGATTTCGCATCTACTATTTGCTTTTGATATTCAGATTTTTTTGCAGACTTCGTAGCACTACTTTTGAACTGCTCAAGCAGTTTGATCCGCTTATTATAATAGTCCTGATCAGACTTAAGAATAGCCAAATTGATTTCTTCTTCCGCTTGTTGCTTTTCACGACCGACTAAACGAATCTCATTTATTTCCGCTTCATGATCAGATTCTTGATTCTTGAGTGCAACAGCATTCGGGTCTGATTTATCTTTCTCTGCATTAGTCGACGGGAAACGCTTATTATAAATCTCTTGAGCTATTTCCTTGTATTGGTCAGATGCGTTCTTCTCATCCTTTAGCCATGCTGATAGCATGGATTTATTCATGCCATTGAATCTAGCTTGAGCAGCTGTTAAATCTTCCTGTGATTTAATCTTATCTTTGACAATTTTCTCTATACCGTCTCCAGATATCATGTCGAGTTGCGCATTGATACCGGCTAGATCCGTCTTGAGTGCTTCAATTCTTGCCGCATTAGCATTTATTTCCGCATCAGTCATCTCGCGCATACCTTGATCCTGAGTATTCCCATATCCTGTTCCACCGGCCCAAACTGTCCCTTTTTCATTTTGAATTATCAGTGAATCCATTTCCGCCTGCGCTTTTTCCCTCTGAGATTGCAGATTCTTTATTTCTTCTTTATGAATAAAATTCAGACGGGCTTTCTCAGCATCTATATAATCATATACTTTCTGTGTATTAATAGAAATAACATCCCCATATTGATTCCATTCAGAAATGGCAGAAGGAACAATACTGGATATACGCTCGATCAATGAGTTCAGTTCCTTTTGTTCTTCAGCATTAAGATCAACTTTTCCAGCAAGTTCTTCATAGCGTTTTGTCATCCCAGGCAGAGTTGTCTCTAAATCAACAACCTTCTCTAACTGGTTCTCAAAAGCATCTGACAAAGGCTCAAATACTTTCGTTACATCCCCGACAAAGTCCGTAGCCCAAGAAAGTCCTTTTTTGAAGAAACCTTCCATTCGCTTACCAATCGTATTCCATAGATTATCTAAAGTATCCTTCAGATTAGACTCCATTCCCTCAAGTTCTTTTATCTGAGTACTCATTGATCCAGCAATACCGTCTAACTGTCCCAAGCTCAGCATATAATTCTTTATAGCTTCCTCGGAATTCTGCACTTCTGTAGTGACACCTCTGAAAGTGTACTTAACTGTATTCCCACTTTTACTTGCCTTGATACCGAACTCTTTCAAACGTTCATTCTCCCCGGTCATGGCATCAAGTATCGCCTCTATGAGCTGATCTACGCTCTTACCTTGGGATGCAGCCAAGTCACCAATATTCGTAAGTTCCGAGGTAATAGGCTTAATTCCCCTGTTGACAAGTTTAATATAAGCCTCTGTCCATTCTTGAAGGGATCCCGGTGTATCGGCAGCAAGCTTTTGCAACATCTTCATTGCAGTAGCAGCCTTTTCCTGCGACTGAAGGGTATTACGAAGTACAGCTTCATATTTAGCAAACTCTTTTCGGGTGGCGTATGCATTTTTTGCAATATCCTTAAGATATCCTCCCAATTTGACGATAATAAAAGCTACGGCCACCGCCTTTAGTTTAGACAAAGCAGTTTGTGTCAGGTCAAACTCTTTTTCCACATTTTTGCCTGAACTTTTTAGTTCTACCATTCGAGACCGTACCTCACCCAACCTTTTATTTAGCCTGGCATATTCTTCCGGATCCGCAGCTTCCGACATATCATCAAGAGCAGCCGTTAACTCTTTAGCTACCTTCTTTAACTGCCTACCAGTCATGGCATTTATATCAAGAGAACGAGTGAGTATACTAATCTTATCATTATTGTCAGATACCTGATTAGAAAGTGACTTGCACTCCTTTTCTAAATTCTTATACTCCTTTGTACTCTTTTTCCCCTGAGCTTCAAGCTCAATCATAGCTTTACGTCGTTCTCTTTCTTCCTTCTTTAGCTCTTTTGTAGCTTTAATCAAATCATGTATTTCCTCTTGAGCTTCGCTAGAATCTGCGGAAACCACATACTTTATTTTGTCCTCAGACAGATGTTTCTTTCCCATATTACCAATTTTGAGACTGTTCATAGATTAATGCTTGCTCCAATTCCTTGCGAATAGAAGTACGAATCGCTTCATTGTAGCCATAACGGAGTTCCGGGAAAGTCTCATGGTAGAGTACTCCCCAAACTGTGCGATTATACAATGCCAGGTTGCTTCGAATATGACGAGAAATGCGATCATTTCCCCTCCGATATCGAATGTCAAGGTAACGGAGATACGGGAAAATACGAATGAAATATTCTTGCTTTCCTTCAGACTCCTGAATAGTGAATGGTCTGCGCTGTAGACTTCCCAGCAACTTGCCCGAACGAGTATTCAGGTAAGTACGAACAACATTCTCTTGAGTCTCATAAATAAGATTGATACCTTGAGAAATGGTATCATGCACAAATCTCTGTTTGACTAAATCTTCTGAAATCATATTCGCTGTTATTTTCAGCGAATGTAGCAAGGAAAAGAAGGAAGGGAAAGGACAAAAAAGCCGGAGAGGAAATGGCTTCACTCTCCGGAACTTATCTATTTAGTATTTTTCAGTTCAAGCATCCACCGAAAATCACACCCTGATGCTCCGGGACGGTTTTGAAATTTAAAACCAGCATTTGTCATTGCCTGGAAGATCTGCTCTTTCGTAATATCAGCCGAAGGATCCAAATGCTTAATAGCAATATAGACTTCATCTGTAGAGAACCAATGAGTGGTATGTCGTGCATCAGATGCAGGACGGAACGTTGCTTGTAAGCCAGCAATGTAGATGCTGATATCAGTAATTTTCTGTTCTTGATTATTCATGATTCATAGGTCTTTTAAAAGATGATATATGTTGTGCCAGATAACGAAGATTACGCACAATACGAAGACAATCCTTATCTGATTCTAAAACGGCTGGGACATCTTCAGCAATAACGATATCTATAATTTCGTTAATTTGATTCAATGTTTCTTCAACATAGTTTTCTTGTTGAAGAAACTTAATGGTACCAATGGCTTCAGAAGTAATAACAGCTCCATCAATGTTCGTTGTCATAGTCATCCTCCTATTTGAATATTATTGTTCTCAGAAAACTCGTATGACCGTTTTACAGTACAATAATTAAGTGTAAAGATGATATCCGGACATCCACATGACATGACTTTAGCAGAGAAACAACCGGAAATACGATTATTATCCCCACTAAAAACAATTTGTTTGAGTTTTGGATGTTCCGCATTTATCTCCTCTATTTTTGATTCGATTTCGGCTTTCATAGCATCAAGGGAACATTCATCTTTAATAAGGATATGTTCGTATTGCCGGATCCAGTCCACGAGCTTTTTCCATGCCCGGTTCTTTGGAGAGAAGGTAGAAAGACTTTGGGTGAAAAACATCATGACTGGCCTCCTTTCTCTGTCGATATTGTAATGTACTCCCCTGGGGAAAGTTCAATAGAGGTAGTATTACCGGAATAAGAAACTAAATAAGAGTCACTGTTTTCTGCAAGCAGACTAGCAAGTCCGCTAAAATAATTCTGTAACTTGCTTACTGGCACTAAAGTCGGTCTTTTTTTCTTTTCATAACTGTATGCGTTTGACATTTCGGCAATTATAAGACACAAGAACGGCCGCCGTTTCCCATGTCGTCAAACACATACAGATTTCCGCCCGAAAGCAAAAGTGTAAAGGGAAAGGCAGCCGCCTATTTCGTATATATCGTTTTCCTAATATTAGGGAAACGATTGGTAAGGGCATAAAAAAAGCCCTCGAATTTCGTGAGCATTAACCGAAGCTCGCGGTACGGATAACACTCCGTATGTGTTTGACTTTGCAAATATGAGGATAATATTTGAAATAGCAAAAATAAATCAGCTAAAACTATTCATCTAAGATTTCAACTTTAACATGCACATATGGAGCGCTTGATGCGTTTACAATCTTATTTACTAAAACCCGATATTCACATCCTACTAAAATATCATTAAACATCCGGCATAATTCTTTTGGAATATATCCAATATGATAACCATCTTCAGTAAGCACCTTAATCGCATTCTTATCAAATTCATTTGTTGGTTCTTTTTCTAGAACAAGCTCTTCACCAATCTGTAAATTCTCTGCACAAAATATTTCTTCTTGGGTTCTATAGTAAGTACCAGCTATAGTAAAATCGCTTAAAATATGTTTTATTCTATTCCAAACCTGTTCCTGTTCTAATTCTTCTTCCCTATCATTGTTTTCCTTTTTCTGTTTAATCATAAATACGATGAAGAAAACAAAGAAAATCAGCAATATCAATACGTAATAAACTACCATTCCTCTTCTTGATTATCAGTAACAACATTCTCTTTTATAGCTTCTTCCGCACCTACAAATATGTCATTACTAATATCTTCAGCATGCTTTTTCAGCATTTTCCATATTTTATTATGATACTTCTTTTGCATACCAGTATTTGTATATTCTTCAGCAGTAGTCAAAACACCAAGTTGAGCTTTAGCCTGATTTCCCGGCTTATTATGATGAAAGAAGTGAAATACCTCTACCCGAACACGTCCATCACGAGCCTGCAATTTTAAATTATAGTCTAGCCAACCATCATAAGCGGAAAGCATCATACCGGGAGCATTAAAAACAGAAGTAGCTTTACAGATAAGAATACCAGCGTCCTTATCATCCATTTGAATAACTTCTTTCGAGTTATGATAATAGGTTGCAACAAAACTACGTAAGACAGCATAAAGTTGTTTCTTATCCGCTTTTGTTTCAGATTGAATCACTTTGGAAAACTTCAATTCTTCTTGAGAAAAGACAGTCAGAGTAACTAACATTAATAACAAAGACAATAATAGTTTTTTCATTTTGTGTGTTTTTAGAGTTATTCCACAAAGGTAAGATTTGAAAATAAGGAAACAAAAAAAGCGGAGTAAAAAACTCCACTCAAATTAAAATATGCATTTATTCTCCATCAGCAGGTACAATGAGAGCATCCGTCATAAGCTTATCAATCGCATTAAATATTTCAATAACCTCACTGTTATTATCCATCCGTTCAAGCAACATTTCTTTTACAGATTGCATATTTTTATCATATTCTTTTATCACAAACAAGTACTCTGATTCTAATTGTTCGCCAGTAATCAAACCAACAGCTATCATCGCAACACAGTATGCATAAAGATAATCTTCAAGATTTTTCTTTCCCATTGCAAAAGAAAGCTCATTCAATGATAAAATCTTATTTTGATCCTTTGCTAATTTAGCTGCATATAGCAATAAAGCACCATAAGGAGAACCGGTCTTCACTATCTTTTCAACCTGTTCTGAGGTAAGTTGAATACGATTTGTCAATTCCTGTTCATTAGTTTTCGTGAGTGCTTCTTTTAGAGTCCGCACATCCTCTCCTATTAAATCTAAACTATTAGTTTTGTCAAGAACTTCAGTGACTAATTTGGACAACTTTTCCATTGCATCATTTACATATTCAGAAACCTCTGTCATTACTGTTGTAGAATCGTCTATTTTTTGGGGAAGACCTTTCAAAGTCTCATTGATTTCTTCAAACTTATCAGATGCCTTATTCATTTCACCTATCGAAGAATCAATAGTACCAGGCACATCCTTTATTTCATCATGCAGATCCCGGAACTTATGAAGAAGACTGTTTATTGAGTCACTAGATACTACCGACATTATAATAGCAATAACAGACAATATTATTGATGATATTGTAGATGCAAATGTGAATTGGTCAGCCAATACCTTGTTTGAGCAATGCATTAAAGCAAACTGATTAATTACAAAGAAGCCTATGATAATGATAGTACACCACAAATACGTCCTCTGCTTTATTAATTTTACAATCTCTCCATTTAAAGGCTCCTCCTTCTTTTTCTCTTCCATTATTACCGAATAATTATATTAATAATATTTTTGTCGCAATATCAATCTGATATACACGCAAATATAAGTATTTTTTTTAAATCTAAAGAAGATAATAAAAAAATGCACTTTTTTCGTCCAAATACGATACTTTTGAGAAGATGGAAATAATTATAATCGTAATAATCAAGCGAACGGTACTAAGGATACCAGCAAAAAAGATAGGTAACAATGGAATATTTTATTATAATCAAGTCAAAAAAGCCAGGTTTTAACTTTGAAAAATGTAAAGCATTAGTTCAAGGTAAACTGTAAAAAAGCTCCTCTTAATTTAGAAGCAAATTAGGAGGAGCTTTTTTACTGATAATCTGTATCTATGATGGGGACATATTCCAGTCTAAAAACAGATTTCCTTTTATCTATTATTCTTATGTCCATATCATTACGTATCACATCACAATCTACAGCTCCCAAAAATTTCATCTTAGTATCTACAATCTCTGGCAATATGGCAACATTCATGCCAGCTCCATCAATTCTAACACTAGGATAGTAAATGCCATCAAATGTCTGATAAACAAAATAAGAAAACCATGCAGAAATCATGTAATAATAATCATCTGCGATATCACTTTTCGCAAATTCAGAGGCTATAAAATCTGTAAATTTACGTACTTTGTTATCTCTAATCTCATTATTGAAACGTTTTTCTAATTCTAAAATTTGATTATTAGGAGTTTGATAATTCTTAGATTGTATAATAGAATACAGAGAAATATCTTCAATGACTCTCCAAGCACTAAACATGACTTTTTCCCGTTCCTCTTTATGACTTAGAGTATTACTAATCTCTGTTAAAATAGTAAATCTAGCCAAAGGTTCTTCTTCGACATCCGAAGTTACTGCTCCATAAAATATAGACTGTCCTGGAATATTAGCTCTTTGATATTTTTTCCCAGGAATAGGATTGTATGAATGACTTTGAATTGAAGTAAAATCTTCACCCTCAGTATATACTCGACCTCTGACAATTAATCTTCCAGGATGGAGAATAGTAACTACAGATGGGATACTACCAACTTGACGCATTAAAGATATTATTTCTTCACGTGGTTTTTTACATAAATCCAAAGAATCCAGTTTTTGGATTATTTCATCTATATTGTCATTCATTTCCATTATAAAAACACACCTTATTTAGAAGATATAACTTCATTATATGATTCTCTTACCCATTGAACTATCTTTCTAATCTCATTGGAATATTTATTCGGAATCATATCATCTACATCTTTACTATCAATAGAAAAAGTTAGTAAATGCTTAGATTCTGTTGCTAGTAACCAATGTTGTTCGATAAGCACACGGCATCCAGATGGCTCCCGATCATCAAAAATAAAAACAACCCATAATTGAGCTTTTTGAGTATAATCCTTAGACTCATCATCTATTTTTTCGTTATCAAAAGGAATATCATACACAAAAGTCAAGTCTCTCCAATCAGAGCTTATTCCTGCAATCATTCCCTCCGAATTATTATTTATTCTACTGGCAAATTGCTTACGAAGTTCCGCCTTTTCTTTTATATCCATAGTAATAATTATTAAAGATTAAATTAATAGTATTTTATTTCAAAACCATTCAGATAAAATGTGTAATATTATCAATACAAAAATCCCTCCCTTGCCCCTTTTAAGATCAAGGTAGGGACTTTTCTAGCTATTCTTATATGCGTCATTTATTCTTTTGATAATATCTGCAACTGTATTATCCAGCACGGATATATCTATAGGTTCGATAACAGCTGATTCAATCGTATAATGGGCTATGAGAAGATTTAAATCATGCTCCCTATTTTCCTCAATCACAACTTCACAATCAGTATTACTTTTATCAAAAGTAAAACGCAAATAAAACTCTTTCCCATCCAAATAAAGATTTACATATACAAAAACTATATTTTTATTACCCACAGGTATTTCTGAAGTCATCAAACATGTTTCCTGAGGGAAGCTGTTTGAAAAAAAATTCATAAATTTATTACGATCCATTTTATTGTTTAATTAATTATTATATTTAACAGTCATATCCTTTATTTTAGCACCGATTTCCTTCAACGCAGAATTCAATATTAAAATCTCCTTGTCCGTGAAAGATGCAACTTTACCGTGTATAATGTTACCATTCAGCCTTTGATAAAACCAGGAAGAACTCTTCCCAAAATAGTCCTTAGCTAAAGAAGAAACTGAGATATATGGCAAAATAGGTTCCAATTGCTTTCGAATTGAAAGTGTCCTTCGTATATCTGCAACTTCATGACGCAGACGTTTAAAATCATCACTAACACCCGCAATTAAGTTCTCTCGTTCGGTATCATTCATAGAATCCATCAGAGTAGAAAGTTCACGATCAATATCAATGCGTTCTACTTCAGAAGCTTTCTTCCATAGTTCTTTTAATTCAAAAAAACGTTTAACCTTATCCATACTACCCATCTTTAAAATTAAACAATCAAAAAAAGGAACTCCGCTCCCTTGGCCTTTGGGAGCGGATTCCTTTCTACCGGAGTTGTCTACCAAGTCGCTTGATTTCATCCTCAAGCCATTTGATTTCCTTATCCAGTACCGCTTTCATGTTTTTGCTCCGAGGAGCTAATTCATGATACTTGCGGAGATAGAAAATGAGGTCTCGCTCTAATTCTTCTATCCGAGCTTTTAGCTCATTGTCATTATTCATAAGAGCTCTTGTCTTAATGACAATACAAAGATAAGGTTTTTATTATCAATAGCAAAATCTTTGATAATATTTTTATTATCACATTGATTATTTAACACTAAATACATCTGAAAACAAAGATGCCCTCGCGAAACACGAGGGCACAGCCTGTCATTGACAAGCAAACTTCTACACCACAAATATACTACTTCTTTTGCAGTCTGTATATCATCCAACCAACAATGACAAGCGCAAATACTATAATAACACCTAGCGCCCACCCGCCAAGCTCCATTTTAAGGGTTTGCCAACGAGTCAATCGCTTCTCAACCGGATAAGGAACTTGAATGCTATCCGTCTTCAGAATTGTATCCGTACGATTAATAAAGAGGTATTTATACTCAACCTGTTTCACATACTTATACACAGTATCCCCCTTGATCAAATAGAATATACTGTCATGCTTGTAGATACTGTCATACCTGACACTATCGCGAGTCTTATACTCAGTTCTCACCGTTTTTACCGGAACATACTGAGTACGGCAGGACGACAAGCATATTGCTGACGCTAGCAATATGATAACCAAGTAGATTAAACGTTTCATGGTCGAATGACTGTATTGCGCAAGAAGTTGGTAAATTCACTCCGGACATCAAAACATGGACACGCCTTGATGTATTCTGCTGGCTCAACTTCACCGGATCCGTCCAAATCAGGAGATGTATCACGATGTCCCAAAAGCTCGACTATAGGATACTCCTTACAAAGCTTCGCAACCAGTTCACGCAAAGCTACCTTTTGTTTTGGAGTACGAGTATCAGCAGGCTTTCCACTTGCATCCAAGCCTCCAATATAGCAAATACCAATCGAATGCTTATTGTAAGATGATTCACTAAATCCTTTCGTATTACAATGTGCACCGTCAATAGAAAGCGGACGGCCGTTTTCTACAGTACCATCAAGATCGATAACAAAGTTATAGCCGATCTGATTAAATCCTCTCTGCTTGTGCATACGATCTATATCTTTCGCACGCAGGTCTTGCCCGGTACGTGTAGCCGAGCAATGAATGATAATAGCATCAATTTTCTTCATTTTACTGTCCATTTTTTATATTAAAAGTCACTGGGTGGTTCACGTTCCGGACATCTTCTGACATCACATCTCCGAAATTCCGCTTCTTTCAATTTCAATTCAACTTCGTGCCGCTTATGGATTTCGTCTAATAAAGTGGACTGAGTTTCCCGAAGCTCGACATAAAGCGCATCTATCTTTATGTCCCGTTGTGAAATACGATCTTCAAGCCATTTAACTTGTTTCCGTTCATTTTCATCTTCCATACCATTCGCCGAAGCATCTTCTTTTCGAAGCTCTACCTTTCGATTCATCCACCATTTAACAAGTTGCTTTATTCCTTCAACACCTCCTAAAGCTGTTGCTAAAACTACCCAATCATTAAACTCCATATTATTCCCGATTTATTAGTGTCTTTAAATTAAAGATATCACTCCCCTCTCTCTCAAACATCAGCGTCCACCCCACTGAAGAAAATTCTTTCGCCACAAATGGCTTTATCTGACAAGAAAGGGATAACTCTTTCAGCCAAGGAGTACGCGCCTGATCTGATAACATAATCGCTCGTAGCTGCTGCATCATGGCGAGAGTACATCTCGATTGTATTGCTTCCTCTATCAAGTCCATTTCAGCGGATTTCGCCGCGATAGTAACAGCCATTTGCACTTCATCCTCGATATTATTCTTCTGATCGCGCTTAGACATAATATCACCAATTTCCACAAATAAGTATGTTCCGGCGAGAATGCTATCAACACGCTGCTTAACCGAATCGAAACTCTGACCGAAGATATAATAGTCTAATCCGGTGATCCGGGAGTGATCAGGCATTTTTTTAATTTCTTCCTGAAGAATCCCATATTCAAGAAGTTCACTTCTTCCTTTTGAAAAGATCTCAAGCACCTTATTGTGATCCGGAAACTGAGCATAATATTTTAGAATCTCGAAAATCATACTATCTGTTTTATTAATGAAATTGGTAATCCAGTATTCTTTGCTATATCCACATGCTTTACGTCAGCATAATGCATGCTCTTTACCGTTTCTATGAGCTTCTTACGAAGTATAGAAAGGTATTTAATAATATTCATCTGTTCAACCGCAGAGATATCACCATACCCATCACTACTAAGATTGTAGAGAGACTCAAGAGGGCCGGTCGTTATAGGGCTAGGTTTCTCATGTTCACCGGCTACTAATACCCAAAACTCAGTTTTAGTAAACAGAAAATTGACAAACGAGGAAAAGTTAAACGCAATACTCTGCAAAGTAACTAATGACAAGCGTTCAAATGACTTAGCTAATGCATGTGCCGACTCCGAATCATATTTTCCTGGATGATATAAAATAGCCGCAAGAAGTGGCAGCATTGTACCATCACATCCCAGCATAGAACGGGCTTCGATAAACTGTAAAGCTGTCAGAGAGCACGTTAATTGACCAAAGCCAGTATCAACAACATACCCTTTATACATCTGCCCATGAATGCTAACGAATGGAAGCAGCTGTGCACAGAAACAGCTATTCAAAGTAAATTTATAATCCAGCTTAGACAGATAACGGGCAATTGGCATCTTCAGTCTCTCCGGAGGAGTTTTCTTCGCCTTGGCAAACTCATCCTTTGACAAGTCCTGAAGCGCAGCATCATGATCCGGATACAAAATACGGAAAATAAAGTCTACCTGTTCGCCTAACCATGCTAAATTAGACATCGTATCTTCATCTTTAAAATGCGCTAATCGATGCGATTCCCATCCCATCACTCGACAGACATGTTTTATCTGTAGCATGGCCGGTGACAGCTTGCCAGAAGTAACAAGGTTCATATCGGCCATAATCCCTTCAAACAATTCCGGGGTAAGCTCCTCCCAGGAATTTGGAATTTTATATTTCTTCTGATGTACACAAAACTCTATCATGGCATCAATTGTATCTTGTCTTCAGGCAGATTAAAGGATGTTTCCGTCTCTATATCGGTATCCTCAGGGTCAGTCAACAATAAGTCGACATCTTTGATCAGGCTATTCGCCTGTTCCCGTAACTCGGCAGACAAGCTCAATAACCGTTGCTGCTCTTGAGTACCATATCGCATAACCTTTGAATCAATAAAGAGATTCCGAATCGTTGACGGAAACTCTAAAATGTCGAACCTGGTTAAAGCAACAGATACAACCATCTTTGCTAATGCCCGATTAATCAATGGCAAAACCGAAGGTTTATTCTTTGCACGATCCACATATCCGGATAAAATTTCTTCTAAGACCTCTACTTGGATTGGTATACAGCGGAAAAAGAAGAGATATGACAGATCGATACAATACAATAAATCAAAATCTTCCGTTGTCTTGATCTGCAATTTTTCAAGCATACGATAATACCTGGTTTCATCCCACCCTAAATCCTCTGAGGCATTCAGAAGAGAAATTATAGAATCCATTGCATTATAGTAATTTTCGTAATAAGCCCTCCGGAGAGCTTCCTGCTCATACTTGTAGATTTCGATATTCGCCTTGCGTTTACGAACTACATCAAAAACAGTATCATTTGCCATAGTGAGATTAGCAAGTGCCGTCCGAAGATGATCGTAAAGCTTATCTTCTTTTTTCTCAAGAATCTTCTCATACACAGGAACGCTTATAATGTTAGCAATCCGCTTATAGGCAGTAACGGCATGGCTATTGAGTGATGATAAATTGGTATTAGCATCAATGCCAGGAACAAATTCCGCAAATCCGGAAATATCGGAAAACAAATCTTTCAGTATCATGATTGCTGTTTATTTAGTCGTTCATCAGGAGTTACTTCTTCTTGCCGGCTGGGAGTCTCACGATAAAATCCGAAGCGATATCCTTGTCTATATAGTTCCGGAAAGTTTATCTGAATAGCCATATTGAAAGGCTCAGAGCATATTTCATCATCCGGAGTTAGTGACATCAGGTATATCAGATAATTGTAGTATACATCAGCTCCTGACTTCGATATGACGCCATCTTTTGACACGGATGAAATGGAGGAGTCGAGTCCGACCGATGACAAGAGGACTTCGTCAGCACGTTTATCGTAGGTAATAAGAGCATCAATATACTCTTTGTATTTCAGGTCCAAAACCTCAAACTTCCAACGCTGTTCCTCACCAGTCCCTGTTTTAAAACTCATGGTAGCATAAGCTTTTCCTTGATTGTCCGCTCCAGACAGATACTCACTAATATTACGAAGTTCCTGTTTGAGATATTTTAGAAAGTAAGATTCTTTAAACGCAATTCCAATCTCAATCCCATTATAAGTCAGAAGAGGTTCATTTTTACTTTTCCGTTCCTTATTCTCATTACATATCTTTGTTATCTGAGCACGTTTAGATTCAGCCCATGCATTTGGAATTATAATATGAATCTTAGCGGCCAAAGAGTTTTTAAGGAATGAGTTTATGTAATTCGCAGTGTCATTCGATCCCTTGATGTATGCCTTAGTCCCTTCATGTGTTTCATTTACTCCGTAAAACTCACTAACAGACTTCTCACGATGATGGGAAATTGCAGCATACTTTATGTTTCGGATATCCTTTATCGCCATGCGTGGATAAAACAGATATTTAGAAACTCCATAGCTCCAACGCCCTACTGCGATATGAGTAAAGTCCTTATAATTGATCAATTCCGTGATTACATCCTTTTTCTGAGTAGCTAATCGACAACGCCTGTTTTCCATCAATTCAAGTCCTGCAACCGGACGCTGTTCACCAATACGATTGCCTAGCGTCATACGCCATTTTACAAAGTAATCCCGGAAATAATAGTAGTTCTTTATATTCCCTTTTGCTACCTCTTTATAATCAGACTCCAGTCCCCGGTCTTTCCATGATTCAAGCCATGCTGTTATTTCAGGACAGTCTATCCACTCTTTAACAAGCTTCCCATCCTTTATACTTTTGATATATATAGCCGGACCTAAGCCATAGAGCATATTAACTTGTTTTGTAATCAATCGAGGCAATAAACGATTCTTCTTGATATCTGCTTCGACTTCTTCACACTTCATGTTATTCGCTCCGCGTGAGCACACGTTGAACCCTCCTATCGACTGCCAGTTGTAGTCTGCAGGAAGAATAATATTTGAATTAATGAAACCCGGATCCTTTAATCCTGCGGTTGGATTAGTTCCTAATTGAAAGGAAATTATATTGCTGTCGTCAATATAGCATCCATAATTTCCCATCATCTCTACACTATCACTCATAACCAGTCTATTTTATGCAATTTATACCCATCTTGCGGAAACCCCATGTAACGAATAAGTATACGATAACACATCTTAGGGTCAGCATTCTCATCGTTAAAGAGAAAGAAGTTCTCACTATCAATACTGAAACGTTCTTTCGGGAGCTGTGTCCGGAACGTACACCTTTCCTTCACTACTAACCTCTCAGAAGCCTCCCCCTTCTGCCTTGAATAAGGAAAGAAGGCAATGGTGAAGCACCCATTTGGCAGTTTTGATATTTCTTTTGCCCACTGAAGGGCTACTATGCCTGACATCGTCGTTTCCATGACCGAAATTACCGTTTTTGCTCCCCTCCTAAAAGGACGTCCCCGGGTATGTGTCATATTTCCTTACAAAAGGTCGATTTTGCACCTCAATCGGCTTTCTCAGCGGTGCGTGGAGAATTCCGTCTTTCGTTTTTTTCTATTTTTATTTTCAAAAAGTCTTTTGACTGACAGCCTGTGATTTAGCTATAGAAACGATGTCAACAGGATAGTATTATACCAGATTTACACACAATGATATCACCTTAACCAGTACACTATAGCCCTATATTGTCAGGTAAATCATCCGGGATATTACTTAATTCTCCTTGTATTCTATCACCATATAATCCAAAAAGCAGGTAGATAAGTGCAGAAGGAAGCTGTGTTGTCAGTCCTGCCTGATGTTTAAGAGGAACTTTCACCTCCGACGACTTATCCAACTCAACACGACCATCTGTTTTCTTCAATGGAGAAAGAGGAATAGCACTACAAAGATTCGGGCATTCATTCTCATCTATTCGACACACCGGCAGTGCGTTACTTCTTTCGCCAAACAACAGCAACAGAAGTTTGAATTGTTGCCAGTAGTAGATAGTGGCTTGTCCTTCGTTCATAAGTTCAACATAAAATCCGTAACTTTCTAATTCCCTTTTCAATATACGGGCATCAGAAGTTATTTTCTCGAAATCTTCTCGGCGTTTATTAGCTGCCCGGTCATGATAAAGCACAATCTGTTTATTAATTGCGTCAGCTCCAAAAAACTCAAAGATTTGCTTTGCCAGCTCCGGCTGTTCTGATGGATAATAGCAAGTAAATTCTTTCAGGACGCGAAGTTCATTCCCATAATCTTTTTCTTGAGCAGCAACAATACTGGAGAAGTGCCCAGGGTCGTATCCTAGAAATATCTTATCACGTTTATCGTAGTACTTCAGATACCTGGAGGTTAAAACAAAGTGTTCACGCAAATCCAGTTTCAGTATTGATTCATAACGATATCCATCAGAGAACTGGTGTTTATCCTTTCGATAGTTCGCGAAGAATTTATTAACGACTTCCTTTTTCCGGATTGCACAAATAGAAGTCAAAAACTCATCAATGTCAAGTGATTCAAGCTGTGTGCGAAAGAACTTAGGTCCTAAGATTTCTTTATTTGCAAAAGAAGAAGCACGGATATAATAGCTCGCATTTCTACGCATATCCACAAGGCGTGGCTTCCAAGTGGTTACAACACGTTTTGCCTTTTCCGTTTCCAAACGCAAGGCTTCGATGATAACGGGATTCTTTTCATCTCTCATCCGATGATTGTTCCGATATATTTTATATATAGCTGCATGTAGATATAAGGCAGCAGATGCAATCTCATCAATAAGCTCCTGATTGACGTTATTCTCATATTCTTCATACCAATTATCTTCTCCTAAATCCAAGCGGGCCGTATCCGACACGCCTGTTATTCCCTGATAATAATGAGACATTCGAATAGAAGCCGAAGAACCACGTAAAGACGGGAACAAACGAGTTTTCAATTTCTCCCCCTTATTATGTTTCATCTCCTCTACAAAGGCGTGTACTCCACTTCTACCGGCAACGGACTCCGGCTGATCAGAGCTTACCATCTGAAGATGATGTCCATTACGAAATAGAATACTATGTTTCGGATAAGCAATCGGATACCGTGGCTTTCTAAAGTGAGAAGGTATTTTCGTTTCACCTACAATATAGTCAATGCCATATTCAAGCATGGAGCGTCGTCCATCACCCACCGGCTTAGAAAAATACGCCTGAATATTAGGCCAAACATTCGTCATGAGTGCTACGTATGTTTTATGAACTAAGAATGAAAGTTCTCCTGGCATATCGTTTGCGACACGAATGATACGTGGCCCCATCACACCTTCTGTTTTACCTGTTGCACGACCTGCTTCTACTATGAGCACATTCGAATCAATAGCATTCGCTCTGATCTGCATTACATTCTGATAACATTCTTCAAACGTTGCAGTCAGGTCTAAAGTCGCAGCACCTGTACTAAATGATTGTGACGACTGTGAATAAAGTTCTATTCCCATGTTACTCCCCTGTTTCTTCCGGTTCTACAATCTCCGCTTCCTCAATATCCGCATCACGTAGTAGGCGCTTCTTATCGGCTTTCTCGATAGGAAGAGAATCAATAAGATTGATATAAAACCCTTCATTGTTTTTGCGAGCTATCTCTTTTATCGACTTCTTCTGGAAGCCCAACTCTTCTGGAGTAAGATTCGGAGAAATCAAGAATACAATACCAAAGTCACGGTCTGCCTCGGCTATTTCCGAAGCTCTACGCCGACATTCTAAGGCCGCATTGTAACATTTTTCTTGAGTCTTATAATCTCCCCTTACAGCGCATAGCTTCGCCAAATCCTCATATTTATCTGCATAATTAGACTCCCATACCTTGATAGATACATTATTATCAATATTAAAGTAATTTATAGCAGCATAGATACGAGCCTTACAGGTCCGCTCATCTATATTTATCTGCTGGGTAGCATTGATCCGTTGCCGAAGCATCTTTGCCGCACGTGTGATGTTTCGCTCGTATTCAAAGATCTCTGCTGCCCACTGAAGTTGCTTTAAAAATTTCTGTATATCCTCCGGAATACCTGAACAACGCCCAGTCGTCAGGAACTCCGAAATCAGATCGGGATGTATCTTATCAAGGGTGTCTAATTGCGTCATACTCCAAATAGTTGTTTTCGAAGGTCTAGTTCAATACGTTGATTCTTTCGCTCTTCCAAAGTATTAATGGATTCGATGTCACCGGCTTCAGCTTTCTTCGCCAATTCTGCATCAATATTATATTCACCTAACGCACGGCCATTATTATAGGAATCATAATATACGTCTCCCGGCAAAGTGATCCGGACGATCAAAGCCAATTTTTCTTTTCCACGTAGTCCTAATAGACTGCAAATGCGTTGCGGAGTGTATCCAAGTGCACCAAATGTGTGTACTTGCGATACATATTCCTCACCAATTAGAATAGCGTTATCCACATCAGATGTGGGAAGTAATACATCTTTCATACTGATTTCATTTTAGAATCTTCTAGTACTGATTTAAATAAAGCCTCTCTGTCACGGAACCGACGAAGATGTTCTTTATCCTGCGACCGTTTATCTTTACGATCAGATCGCTTAAGAAAGGATTCGTATCTGCGAATATTATCGGAACAATTTTTATATCGCCGCAAGAATTCCGACGGATCTGATACACATAAGCGTTGTAACTCTGCTCTCTCCGACCGATGA